TTTTCCTTGTCACCATAAGCCAATACCCCTTGTTTCAGGACATAACCTACGACCGTAGAAACATTCGCTTCTTCTACAACACTATCGGGAAGATAAACGCCACCGACTGTTCTTCCTTTTCCTTTATAGGGAAGAACAAGCATACGCCATCCCGTAGGACGCGGCATACGCTCCAAGAGCGTTTTATCAATAAGAGAAGGATCAAGTACGCGGTCTTGTTGACTAACATACGCTTTTTCTAAGTCACTAAGACCCTCTTTTATTTGAGAAAGATCAACTTCTTTTTCAGTCATCTAATTGCTCCTGTTTATCTAGCAGGCCCGAGAGTTCCTGTAAAATATGATTTAAAGCGTTCAATTCGCCCATTAATTCTTTATATTGCTCCATCGAACTTATACCGTTATTTTCCAGAACAGAAAGCACTGAACCCTTGCGGTCGTTTACAGTTCGCTGAACAAATTGAATAATATCAAAACTATCCATATCCACATGTACCACGGTGCTTTCTAAGAATAAAGCGTTTTATTGTCATTTAAGTGCAAAGAAAACTCTCTTGTCTCTTCATTTCTGCGTATCCAACCATTCCCGAAAACATCAAAACGAGGCAAATTATGGTAAAAAACCTCTCTTACAGCGTATATATCTTCAATAATAGCTTCTGGGTCACAATCAAACACCAATTCTAGGGTTTTAGGGCCGATTTTACCATCCATTGTTGCGCCTACTGTTTTTTGCAATGCTCGTGACGGGCGGCGAATACCTGAGTTTACAGCCCAGTCAAACACACAAAAGTCCACACCAGAGGGTAAATCATCCGCACTTACCTGATTCCAGTAGTTCTGGCGGTAAATATCAGACACATGATCTATCGGTATGTCTTTTATCTCTTGTTTAGTAACAGATCGTTCCAAATACTTTTCATAAACCCTTTGCGTAATGCCTTTATTAGTTCTGCCGCCCGGATCATCAGGGTGGTTTACATAACCCCCTTCGTGTTCCAGCAATCTATCTAGGCATACAGCGTAATTACTTGCTGCCATAGCCGTTTCGCCCTAAGATTTCTTCTATCCTTTGCAGTCGGTCTTCAAAGAACTCTAAGCGTAAAGTTTGTTGTTGGTCTGCTGGTGCGCGACCTTCTTCAATTTTTTCAGATAAACGGTCAAACTGCTCTCGTAGCTGGGTGATGAGCATAAACTGCTCGGAATCGTCAGGCAAAGCCCCTAATTCTCCTCTAGGCCAGCGAATACGAAACTCGTTGTTAGCTTCTACGCTTATTTGCAACATGGTCAGTGTAGTTGACAGTTGGTTTAAACGCTCTGCAACATTAAAGTATCCCCAAACAGCTAGGCCCGAAACCACAATAATTGTAATGATGTTTCTAAGAGGCATTGCTACTGTTGTAGAATCATTTAAGCGCGTGATTTCGGTATCTTTATCAGCCATTTATGCTTACCTTACTTTTAGGTATTTACTTACTGCCCGATTACCAAACCAAAAACTCATTACCGCAGCAAATAAAGCTTGTGTCTCTTGTGACCACATCAACGTAACCGCATCCATCCAGTTTCCACCAGAACCTAGTACTTTTACCACAATTACTACTTCTGTGGCACAAAACATCAAAAAGAAGGCGTAAGTAATAACAGGACGAACGCTGCTCCGAATAGCGTTGATAAATGTTCCACCGTCAAGACTTCTATCATGGTCGTAAATCCCGTGCGATTCGGCTATATCAGCCTCTCTGTCTAGCTCTAATAAACGTAATTCAGACTGTTTTCCAGCCATTTCTAGCTGTAAACGCATCATCTCTAGTTTTTGGCCGTGTTCTTGTCTGCGCTTGAAAAAATTCAGTACTTCAGGCAAAAACCCTGTCCCAAACCCTATCAAACTTCCAATTAAACTCATCATTTTTTCTTGCCTAACATAGCTGTAAAGCCCATGTAAGCGGCCACAATACCCGCTTGTGCTACATAAAATCCGCTTAAAAGTCCAGATAGAGCGTTTACGCGCTCTATTGGCACTAGAGGAGTGTATAATGCGACAGAAGCCGCCACCATCGCAACCATCGCAACCCAAGCCATGCGTCTTTGTGCATTGCTTTTTTCTTCGCGCAGCTCTATTTCCAGCAATTCCCTAGAATTTCTTATTTCGTTTTCTCTCAGAGATTTAGCGGCATCCGTTTCTGTATCCGCGATTTCACCAGCCATTTTTTCGTGTTCTACGTTTTATACGGCGCATACGAAAGCAGCGATCTATACACTTTTTAAAGGCATAAGCCGCTAATAGAAATATACTTATTAATAGCACGTCAAACCACCAGCCATAACCTGTTTGTATGCTGTTCCCCATAACGGATACGGGAGCATTTTCTGGTTGAGAGGTTTGTTCTATTGTAACGGTGCTTGATTGAGGGTCTACCGTTATAGTTTTATTCATACCGTTCCTATGAATCTTTGCTTAACTCTGACAATAGGACTAAATTCTTTAGGGTACTTGCCTGCTTCCATAGAACGTATTTCGCCGCCAGCTTTTTTCTTCTGTGCGCGTCGAGCCACATCTAGGGCAATAGCTACCGCTTGCTTTTTCGGTTTGCCTTCCCGCACAAGTGTTTTAATGTTTTGGCTAATCGCTTTCTGCGAGGAAGAATTTTTTAAGGGCATCTCTACACCTTTTAAGCAATTGTAAACTTACCGCCGCGCAACGCCGCACCCATGCCACGACTTTTTCCTGTAGTGATTTTAGCCTTCGCCGTATTTGGAGTTTTTTCATTTACTAACTTTCCATAAGGTATGCGACCTTGATCGCCTATTTGTGCATAGTTCTGAGGTTTAGGGGCAGCGCCAGCAGGCGATCCCTTCCAATGTACTTTAGCCATTTATCTATTCCTTTCCTTGGCACGAAGCCTTAATAGTTCACGTTGGTAAGCTGCGTCAATGCGATCTTGCCCCATATCCTGTTGAGAAGCCAGTCGCTCATCAAACTGACGAGCGCGTTCTTGCACTTTAACCGTATCTAACTCATGTTCGGCTTGGTCTTGCTCTATATTAGCGCTAACTTGCTGTTCCTTTATAGCCAGTTCTTGCTGTTTCAAGGCCACTAATGGATCAATTTCTGCCTCTTCTCCACCACCCGCAATCTGAGCGCCTAACGCTTTTAAGTTCTGTAAATCTTGGGCGATCAGTTGGGCAACCATTGCATCAATCAAAGGTTGCATCTGCTCGGTAGGCATCTGCCCTTGGTTTTGCTGCATCACCATCTCAATAGCAGCTTCCTCAGATTTAACTTTAATGTGTTCCATAAGGTGTTTGTTGAGAGCGACAACGACTTGGGGAAGGGATAACACAATGGGGGCGCTTCCGAATACCAAGTGAGCCATAATATGTGCATCATGGTCTTGTCCATCAAAGACCCGTAGTTGTGTGTTTTCCATAACGTCAATGTTTTCTTGTGCAGGGTCTTTCGGCACAGGTTCATCTGACGAGGGGGGTTTAAGAATTTTATCTATATCACGCACCCCTAGCGCTTCGTACATCCTGCGGAAAGCTTCATAAGGGTTATGCAAATCAGGCGCTTTTTCCGCAAGTTCCATTTGCGTTTGCGCCAACATTATACGTTGCGATTGCGAAAATACGTTAGGATTAGAAACAGGTATAATAGCTACCTTATTGTCAAAATCTTCCGCCATAATAGTTCGGTCAGCGTTTTCTACCGTGTAAGGGTATTCTTGAGGTAAATAGTCGGACATTACTTTTGCGAGTAATTTAAACTCTTGGCGCATCGCGTAATGCAGTCTTTTGTGTACTGCCGACATGACCCGCGAGCCTTGCTCCATCATCGCCATTGTCGTTCCAACAGGAGCGCCTTGTTCGCCACCGCCCACTTTTAAATCCGTAATAGTTGCAAAACGGTTCCCCGCCTTTACTACAAAATCTAATAATTGAAACAGTGTCCCGTCTGGCCCTTTAAACGGTAACGCCATTAAACTTTCTTTAATCGTGCCGCCGGGGGCATCTACATCACGGAACTCGCCCGGTTGTAGCGGTTCAGCGTCGTCCCTGATCCGCAGGCCGCGAGCCTTGAACCCTGCGGGAAGATTTGAGAGCGTTCCTGCATCTATTAGCTGGCGCAACGCGGCGGTTGCTGTACGAGATAACCCGCCGATTGTGTGTATCAAACCGAGGCCATAGAACCCAAATCCCGGTAGGAATTTGTAATGTACAAAATATTGTGTTTTTTTGCGTAACGGATCGTCTTCTGCGTAATTACGCCGAATTGCCAGTACCTGACCGTTATCTTCACTGAGTGTTACGATATATGGTACCTGTATTCCCGTAGGTTCACCGTCTTTATCCGTATCTTCAAAACCGTCTAGGTCTAAATCAACGTGGCATTCTACCAGCGTACAATCATAATCTATGTTTGACGCTTGAACCCCCTCGATATAGTCTATTTCCTTGCTTACCGCGCTATTGTCTAACGGGCCAGATTGCGACGGCATTACGTCAATATCCCTGTAAAAACCACTTACTTGCAGCTTTCTCAGGTCATTTGAATTAATACGAGAGATATGTGTGATATTAGGGCACGTTTCGAGATCAGATGTTTCATATGGAACAATCAGGTGTTCTGCTGGAACAAACTTGCTAACCGCCCGTCCTAACGACTCGTCATAATATACTTTCTTGAACGTAGACCCTGCTAACGGTAAATAAAACAGCATTTGGTCAAATTCAGGGGTGTATTCCTCCATTACATTAGTAATGTAGTAATTCATAAAGTCCTTGACACGGTGCGCTTGGGCTTCTTTTTCACGGGAAGGATCGCCCATAACCGAAGTTCGTACAGGACCACCAGCGGGTAATAACTCGTTAAACGCCTGTGCTTGAAATTGTGTAGCGGCTTCTGCCAATAACGGATGGGTTACGCCTGTAGCACCACGAAACGGTTGTGTTCGCTCTTCATAAGTAAATCCAAGCAATTCCAGCCCGTTTGCGTAAGCTGTTTCCCAATCGCCGCGAGAAGCTTTATTCGCTTGATAATCGCCCAATAACGTACTCGATAACGTCCCAAGCTCCGTTTGATCCATGTCTTCGGCTAGGTTTCTGTAAAAATCACCCTCATCTACACCCATAGCAGAAAAAGGATCAAAGTCTATAACTACGCCGCCATCTTCCTCGATTTGAATATCAAGACCCTCTGGCAGCACATCTTCTGCCATAACTTCAGTGCCACCCATTTCTATTTCTAGATCGCCTTCGTCAATGGAGTTTACTACGTCCATTAAAGGGGTGTTTGGAGGAAGTGCCATGTTATGCTACCATGCCTGCACGGGGTAAGCGGCGTTTCCGAAACATATTTCGCGCTACGGGAGCCAAGGATGCTACGCCGCCTTGATTAAAGGCTCGCGCACCTTCGCCGCGTAATCTACCCATTTCCTCGCGAGCATCACGTTCACGGGCGGCTACCCGAAAGCGCTCGTCCCGCGCATCGCGGCCTGAGTGATAACGGATACGGTTCATCTGATCTGCGGCATCGTCCTGAACACCTATAACACGCGCTTCTTCGTCACGGATATTCCGCATAACATTTCCGCCCTGTGCATATTGGCGGTTCGGGGACAAAGATCGTATGCCTGTTGCCTGCGGCTGACCGTAAACTTGCTGTATAGCCCTTAAACGGTTTTGATCATTAGTCGCAAGACCACCATAAGCCATTTGTGTAGGCGAAGCTACCTCTACAAAATCTGCACTAAATACATCCGGAAACATTTGTCTCAGGCTTTGGTAATTTCCGCGACGGTCATAATAGCCTTCCGTAAGCGGCATATTCATTCTTCTTTGAGACACCAAATAACCGCGTTTTTCAGGATTAGTAAAGTTACTTATAATCGTATCAAGATAATTTTGCGGACCCGGATTATACGACGGTATTGTTGGAGTCGGTGGTGATATTACGGGAGGAGGCTCAACGGTGTCGTACATACTAGGGAAAGTTGCGCCATCTGAGTGTTGGGTATCTCCCCAGTTCATGCCTTCTAAAGCGTCTTGCTCGTCTTGATTTGCTTGA